TGGCGGCTCATCCAACAATGGGTGGTAATCTTGTGGAGAGGGGCGTTCTCCTGCCTCTGGACTAACCGTACAAGGGGCGGCGCGGTAGACTCTCCACTAAGAGCCGCCCCACAACTACTAACTAGGAGCCAAAAGCATGGCAGAATATGACGATACAAACCGAGGCGCAGCCTTCACACCCTTTCCCACGCAGAAGATGATCCTGCAAGGCAAGGTAAATGTTGACGGCAATGACAATAAGATTGTCTTGGTTTCAGACGAGACGCGAGACGGCAGAAAGATTGTTGAAGTCTTTCAGAAAGTCGGCGTTCTATTTGAGAATGATAAGAAGGGCAACGAAGCAGCGCCCGATTACTCTGGGCCAATGAAACAAGTAGTCGAATCTCCACTTGAGAAGCGCATTGCAGGTTGGCGCAGAATGAAAGACGGCAAGCCTTATATGTCCTTCAACGTAAGTGATAAGCAAGGCGGCACTGAGGACAGAAAGATTCCTGATCCATCAAAAGCCTTGCCAGAAGATGACATTCCGTTTTAGGATAAATCATTCTACCCAGTGAGTCTGCCTCAATACTCACAGACTTGGGCGCTCTTCGGAGCGTCCTTTTTTTCCCAAGGAGACATCATGGAAACATGGCAAGAAATAAAAGCGAGGCATCAGCGCGAGAAGATTGAACTCGTTCAAAGCTTTGCTGCCAATTACACAATGAAAGATGCAGCTAAGATACTAAGGTGTGACGAGCCTGTGCTTAGACGCTTTGCGCACCACTACGATATAAAATTTTTAAGGGCAAAGTGGCCTGATAAGGTGTGAAGCGGCAGTTGATATAAAGTTTAACAGGCAGGTAAACGATACAAAAAGTTTGGGTTTCTGAGAGAGCCGCCTCACAAATCCAGTAAACAAAACAAAGGAGGACAAGTCAAGTGACACAGCTAGAAAAGATGATGGTCTATGCCAAGGTGGAGAACGCAAGGATGCTCTCTCGCATAGGCGGTAGCAACGCTGTCGCAGGGTACAAGGGCAGGGACGGAGGTTACAAAGGGGGTAGGCCCAACAAGAGCCAAAAGCTCTCCCAGAAGGCAGAAAAAATATTACTCTGCATGAAGTCCGATATGAAAGTCCGCTCCATAGCGCACGTTGTCGGCACCTCGCATCAAGCAGTCAGCCAAATCATTAGCAGATATAATCTAAAGGAGTTGGCAGGTGAATAGTCTTAGCTTTGCTTTCATTGCTTTCTTACCGTTTACTGACTGGCAAGACTGTCAAGACTTTGTAAGATTCCACGATCTGCATGGATTCCACGATCAGTGTGTTGGCGTAGATACAAGTGGCAACCGCACCAACTACGAACAGGAACGAAAGCTTGCACCAGACTGGTCACTCAAACCAAAAGCAAGGCCATCAAAGGAGAACTGAAATGAGCAATGTATCTAACGTAAAAGTAAAGCAGATAGGAAAACAACCCTTATCTGTTCGCGCATTAAACTGCCTTAAATATGAATTTGAAAAAGGGTTTGATCTAAAGAAACCTGAGTGCAGAAAGCGGTTTGCTGATCTATGCGCTAGTGGAAATTACCTTTTAACAATACCAAACTTTGGGCCTAAGTCCTTTAATGAAGTTTGCACTTACATTAACGATCATTGGCCTGAAGAAAACTTAATAGATAAAAGATTATATATAGAACGCAGAAGTCCAGTTAGAAAAAATTTCTACAGAGATAAAAAAATGCTTGAGCTATCTAAAGAAGGTGTGGAAATAAAAGATATTGCATTAATGTATAACATGTCACGGCAAAGGGCTCATCAAATAATTCTAATTGAAAATCGTCGTGCATATTTTGAGGAGCAAGAAAATGACAGACGCTAGGGCTGTGTTTTACACTGAGGCATTTTGTAATGCAATTGAAGAACTGCCTGATGAGATGACCTTAAAAGATATACGTGTTTTAGTTAATGCGGTTTGCTTAGTCTACAAAGAAAAGAATGAAGATGTTGCGTTTGCAATTTTAGAAAACGTAGGTTCTTTTTGGTCTAGTAAAAATATGCAGTAAAGCCTAGCCTACATCAACTCAAAATGTGGGCCATCAATAAAAGGGCGGCGACCTTGAGAACGGCGCAGGTCGATATAAGAGTTCATCGCCTCTTCCATTGTACCTTCCCACTCCATAACATTTGGGACAGACCAAGCAGCACCCCAACGCAATTGAACAGAGTGAGCTAACGCACCCTTCTTCATTGCATCAGCGATGTTATCATAGAGAGGTAACGACCAATCCACATTGCCACCAACATAAGCAAAGAGATCAACAGCATGACAGAAGCCATCCTCTTGCCGCAAGTGTTTGCTCTTCATGGTTTGTGATGCACCCTTGGCGACAAGAGCAGCCTGTTCTTCCTCGGTTCTCAAACCAATTCCAACACCAAAGTCTACATCAGTAACGTCAATCGCAGCCTTCACCACCTTGACCAGATCAGGGTGAACACCACGAAGGCGAGACAAACTTCTATCTGATAATTTAAAGCTCATTTTTACCACCTAAATAGTTTGGCACAGCTTCATGCCGTTTCATTTCCAGTAACAATCGACAGCAATTAACAATAGTATTAATGCTTACCATTATTAAAAGAATTATCTGCCAATTTTGCATTACCAACAGTCTCCATATTCAAGGCGGTTTTTTATTTTTTTACAACCGCAGATTTTTTTTGTTTAAAGAAAATTCTTATTTTCCTTTGCCGAAAAATTTAGTTGCTGACCTTACACCAAAGCTTGCAGCTACAATAACACCAAGCGTGTATTGATACCAGTCGGGCATAGTTTCCAAGGCAGTAAAGCCATTAGCTACAATGTCCCTGCCAGTATCGCCAAGAAAAACAAGCACCAATGGAATTGAAAATAAAATTGTTAGCCATTCGTCCTTCCAAGATGTCTGAGAGCCTTGGGCCATAATTCGCTCCCAATCAGCAACGGATGTTTCCTTACTAAGCATTATCTTAGCCTTAGCCTCTGCTTCAGTCAGCTTCAGCTTGGCTTCAGCAGCTTGCCTGTCTGTCTTACCTTTTAACCAACCACCTGCTAATTCTGCTATCGGCCCTATCAATGCTTGTATCATTTCTGTGACTCCTTACCCATCCAGATTCCAAAGCAGCCTGTGAGCGCCCCCATACAGACGGACACCAATCCCGATTGCTGTATGGTGGGGTCAGGCAATGACATGTACCAGTGCACAGATTGATAGGTCAGAATGGTGACGGCTATCATCATAAGTCGGGGTACAATCTTCCAATCGTCTATAAGAGTATGTGCCATTTATATTCTCCCTGTTACGCCAAGCAAAACAACAATGGCGAAGCCAGTTACTAATGTTAAAATTAAACCAATACTGCCCCATATGGCAATAGCCTCGAACCTTTCAGCCTTTAGCCTAGCTTGTTCCTCTTCACGCTCTTTTCTTTCACGCCGCACCCTAGCTCTAATAGCAATCAATTCTTGCCAAGCAGAGTAGCCACGCAAATGAATTATTAATTCACGTAACTCCTCCTCTGCATCCTTTGCCTTTTGCAAGGCAACAAAGGTTTCCATTGCGTTCTCATCTTCACTGCCAAACGCGCTGCTTTTTTTCTTATTATGTTTATTGCGCAGATCATCGACGCCATCGAAGAACTCACCAATCTGCTTGGTGACGTTTACTAATTCCTGACCCGCGGAAACAGCGGCCTTGATTGCGGCAAACGCTGTTAAAGGATCAATCATTAGCCTGTCATTGTCATCCGCAAAAGAAGCACAATAATAAATGCGCTACTGCCAATTAGAATAGCTTCTATCCTTTTGACGCGGTTAAACAAATCCTTAAACTGTATGTCCATTTCAGTTTTCATAGCAATAATCTGCTTCTCTATTTTGTCGATACGCTGATGCGCTGATGCTACGGTTTGTTTGGTCATGCTATATCATCCACAACTTCTATTTCAATGTATCTACTATTCGGGAAGGTCTGGATTCCACCGTCAGCATAAGTGACTTGGAACTCCCCCTCATAACTACCAACAGTTTGAGTGTTAGCAGCTATCCAAGAGTATGTGACCTCACCTGTTGAGGCAGATGCAATGGTCGCTGATGAATCAACAGTAGATGATGACTCACCAGACTTACGCATTTTAAATGCGACACTAGCACCAGTTAAGTTAGCAACAGAACCATCGCCATTAATTAAAGTGGCGCTGATTATCGGCTTGGTATCATTCTGTTTAATATAGAAGGTCATGCTTTCTCCTTATTCCATATCAAGCGACATTGGCAAGAAATATCTCTGTATCAACAATCGCATCATTAACGCCAATAGAGATACGAACCGCGCTAACTTCAGTAGTGATAATTAAATCATTAGCTCCATCAATGTCAGGATTAATTAAGGGAGCGCCCGCAATAGCTGTAGGCTGATCTACTTGAGGCACACCAGTTGTAATTGATACGCCAACAAAGTCATTGCTTTCATTAGCTGTAGGAGTATCAATCTGAACTGCGCTAGTTGTAATGCTTGTTGCTGTAAGAGCAACGTTTTCAACTAACGTTGGGGTATCAATTGTTGGTGCGCTGTTTGTAATATCTGTTGACGTTAAGCCATGAACGCCAGTCATTATTGGAGAATCGACAGACGGAGCGCCTATATTAATAACTGGACTAAAGTTATGATCTATAGCAACAGTTGAGTTATCAATGGTTGGCGCACTTGCAGAGATGCTATTCGCAGTTAATACATGATTAACAGTAATCTGTGGCGTATCAATTGTTGGAGCGCTAGTTGCAATCTGGGTATTAAGAGCGCCCTCTGCCGCAGTAGAAACAATCTTAATAAATATATCGCCGCCCATACCAGAATGGTTAGCGCAATAATATTGTAGATATTCTGGTGGGTTAGCGCCAAGAGTTAATTCAAGCCGCTCATATCCAAGACCGCCAGTAAATACAACTCCATCAGTATACTCAGTGCCATCAGGTGTTCTTAATCTAAAGTCGTGTATAGCCGAACCACCAGAATACATACCACTGCCAGTTAGCCAGAAACGATATACACGATCTTGGACTGAAATCCCGCTATGCAGTTCAAGGGTTGGAGTTTCTATATATGCCCCAAGCGCTCCGTCCATAGTGTCATAATCTTGTATGTAAAACTTACCGCCAGACGCACTTACTCTAAACCCTCCTATATGCTCTCTGAATATGTGGTGCTGAGAAGAGATAGAAATAGGATCAACAACAGGCGTACCGCAAGTAACTGAGTCAGCAGGTAGTTGCCTTGCAACAGTAGGCGAGTCGATAACTGGTGCGCTGCCTGTTACAGCAGAAGCATTAAGGGAATGGCTTTGAGTTATTGTTGAAGATTCAACAGTAGGAGCGCCTGTTGTAATAGCATTAGCGCCGATTGCTGTGGTTACAATCCCATCATCTGCAAGGGTAGCTGAAGCTAATGGGCTGAAGCCAAGCATGTGTTACTCCTACGACTTTGGATAGGCGTCTTTGATAGCCTTGATATCAGACTTCCAAGCATCCAAGCCTTCGTGATATATTTTGTCTAGCTGCTCTGAAATAGGTGGATAAGACACTACCCGATTGTGCAGCCAGTCGTTTTGATTTTGCCTTGCATTAAATTCCGCAACTTCTTCATCAGTCATTTTAACTAATGAGCCATTTACCATTTTGTCCATTAGCTTTCCTTATATTTGTAGAGGAGAAATTGACCTGAACTAATTGTCCCACCGTTAGGTCTCCACCTTATCCCGCCAATTCTGTTGCTTGTGTTGTTTGAATCGTAGGAGCCGTGAATAACTGTGGCCCCATCGCTCTTGGGGGCATGACCACGGTAAAAGACCCAGTTCCCATTGGCTTTTGTAGATACATCTAGGATAAACCCATGTCGGTCAGTGTCGGTAACGTAACAGTTTATGAAGTCTTGACCTGACGTTATAGTTAACGTTGATGTACCATCTCTCCGATAAGCACAACAGCTTGTTTGAACAACATTACTTGCGTTCATTAAGTCAATCTTAGGAAAAGTGCTTTCTGAAAAGACAACGTACTTACCAATTATTCTGTAAACTGCGTCATCATCAAGGCTAGTAAAATCCACCTGTGAAACAGAGGAACTAACCGTTGTCTTGCTAACAAACTCCAGCGCACCACCGCCACCCCCAGCCGCAGCGCCGTCAATCGTGACGGAACCACTGGTAGCACTGATATCATTTGTCTGATGATTGATCGTTAAAGACATAGTTTACACCGCCGTTGATCCATCCATTTGCGTCATTGCCCAAGCATAACACTTGTCCAAGAAGGCATCGCCACTCGCAGAATTAATGGTATCCAAAGGACAATTTAGGCGAAGGAAATCCACCTCTCTAGTGTCATCTGTAGGTGAGTTGGTTGCGTAAGCTGAGAGATCAATCATCACTGAGAACTTAGGATCAGTCCCACGTTGACGAGAGATGCTTGCTGTTACAATTCTGTAGTAAGCGTTGTTGAAGCTGATACCGTACTGTGAAGCACCTTCTGCAATTGTATGTTGTATAGCCATTGGTTTGCTCCTTTAGGCGTATGTTAATTCTGAGGTTGTGATGGTCGAAGACCAACGAATGTTTGTAGAGGCTGCGCCAGTTCCTTGTATCTTTAAGCAGCCATTTGTTGTGTCAGCGCTCAATGTAACATCCCAACTTGGGGTGTTGTCTAAGACAGTCTTTGCGCTGTTGACTAGGACTGTTGTCCCTGCGCTGCCCTCGCGTCTTATAAGACCTTCAATCTTCCAAGCTGCACAAGCAGTGCCTTCGGAAGCCTTTTGTCGTGCGACAATAGTTCCGCTAAAAGCGTAAGCACTATTATTCGGAAGAACAATTTGGTTGTCTGTTTGAGGTGTAATTGTATTGCTGTGGTAAGTTACAAACGTTGTCGCGGTAGCATCGGTTGTTTCGCAGAGAACAGGATATATACCTACTTGCGCGTCACCTGCCGCACTGTGCTTACCGCCGCTAAACTTAAACGTACCGTCAATAGCATTTCTGGTATTTGTGCCAATAGAAGTACAATGGACGGCTGTACTCTGTGCGTCATACCCCATAACCATTGTGCCTTGGCCTTGAGATTGACTGTAGTAACCCAGACAAACACTGTTATTACCTTGCGCTTGAGTGCTTTCACCAATCGCCGTTGCATATCCACCTGTGGCCTTTGCCAGCTTTCCAAGCGAAACGCTGCTTGTAGCAGAAGACCCATAGCTGCTACCATTATTCGCAATTCCCGCTGCAACCGCCTCTGTACCTGAAGCATAAGAATTACCAATCGCAGTCGCGCCTGTTCCGATTGCTACTTGAGCACTGTTTCCAAGGGCATTGCCGTTTGTAGAAGTGGACAAGGTGCTGTACCCCAGCGCAATACTGCTTATTCCTTGCGCTTGAGCAAGCCGCCCAATGCCGATACTTCGGAACGAACCTGTGGCATCGGCGTCCTTGCCAATCGCAATGCCATCTGTTGCGGAGGCTTCGGCTCCTGTGCCCATTGCGATTGCATTATCACCAGTGGCGCTAGGTGTCGTTGCAGATACGGCATTGTCACGATAAAGGTCTGGGTCGCCGCCACCGCCACTTACAGTAGCAAAGGATAAGGCTCCACTGCCGTCTGTCTGAAGAACCTGATTGGCACTTCCATCAGACGAAGGTAGGGTGTAGGTGTCACTTATTTTGACTTGTTGAGTTGAGCCACCTAAGACAACTTGATTAGCTGTTGCGTTATCGATGTCATAGCCAATTGAAACCGCATCGGCTGCATTTGCCTTTGCATTGTAACCAAGAGCCAGTGACCTGACGCCCCAAGCCTTTGCGCCTTGCCCAAATGCGTGTGCATAAGATGCGATTGCTTGAGACCATGAGCCAATACTAACACTCCCAGTATCCGTAGATTTTGCATGCTTCCCTATGGCAATACTATTTCCTGAAGTCGCCCCATAGCTGCTAGACCCATTGGCTATCCCCAGCGCTACGCTATCTGCACCAGTTGCTGAAGATCGACCAAGTGCTACAGCATAATTTGCCCCAGCGCTTGCCTCAAATCCAATCGCCACTGCACCTTGACTTGAGGTTCCAGTGTCAGCTTCATAGCCCATTGCAATAGAATAGTTTCCCCTAGCGCCAATGTGTGAGGCATTTCCGGCGATAGCGGCAGCAAAACTGTGATTTCCTGTGGCTCTTGAAACCCCTAATGAGATTGCATCTTCACCACTACTAATTGCGCTGTCGCCTATGGCCACTGCATTTGCACCCGTGGCTGAAGGCTGCGCTGAAGGACTACTTTCATTTGCAGCATATAAGTCTGCACCACCACCGCCACCACCTGAAGCAGCCGCCCAACTTGTCGAGCCATCGCCAGCCGCTGTAAGCACTTGATTAGCAGAGCCGTCACTGGACGGTAGGGTGTAGCTCTCTGAGATGCGTACAGCTTGAGTGCTTCCACCAAGATTAACTTGGTTTGCTGCCGTACTTGTAACGCTATCCCCTATACTTACACTTTTAGAATGACTTGCCGTGCTATCGTTGCCAAGAGCCATCGCCCAAGCAGCACTCGCGGTATTATTATAACCAATTGCAGTGCTGTATGACGTAGTTCCAGATGTATTTAAGTATCCTATCGCAGTAGCATTTGCACCAGATGCAATATTACCTTGCCCAATACTTACAGTTCTTTCACCTGTCCCTTTTGATGTATTGCCAATTACGGTTGCGCCCTGCCCAGTAGCGCCGTAACTACTTGTGTTATTAGTAATTACTGCTGCAAAACTATCAGCACCAGAAGCGTAAGAATTACCAATCGCAGTAGCCCCACTGCCAGTAACAGCTTGAGCAGGATAACCAATCGCTATTGAGTTAGTGCTGGTCGCATCTGTGTATCCACCAAGAGCAACTGAATTTGAGCCACTTGCGACTGACCTAGCACCAAGGGAAACTGAGCCGCTTCCTGTGGCTTGAGCAAACTTACCTAAAGCGGATGACTCAGTTTGAGTTGCGTCACTGTCAGAGCCAAGCGAAATAGAATCTGTTCCACTCGCTGTAGATTCCTCGCCTATTGCTACCGCATTATTCCCACTTGCTGTAGGAGCAACAGCAGAAACAGGATTGTCAGCATAAAGATTAGGTAAGTCTTCTGCGGCCGCAGTAATAAATACAGTTGCAGAGCCACTTAAGTTTAAAGCAGAATCAGAGTTGCTACTTTCACTTACAATACGAGAGAGCGTTGTCCCACTAGATGTGTAAGTTCCTGTCCCTATTTCCCAATCATTGCCATCCTCAATGACATAGCGAACCTGATCAGAATTAGCCACCCCTGCATCAGCAAAAGATTGATACCCAGTCTCAGCACTGCCCAGAGTAATGGTTCCAGTACCAGTACTGGACGTTGACATTTTTGCTCTGTTTTTAAGAACAGCCATTGTTTAGCCCTTATGCCGGATCAGGAATCTCAACATCAACTGCTGTTAAGCTAAATGTATTTCCAGATGTAACTGCCTGAGAAGATGATAAAGAACCTGTTACAAGCAAGCGTGTATTGCTTGTGTCAGTAATCGCATAATGTGTTGCTGTGCCTGTTCCTGTTACAGACGCACCAGAAATAGCGGTAAGAGTAACTTTACGCCCTGATGTATCACCATCAGTAGGGGCAGAAATGCTAATGCTAGTTGTGTTTCCAAGCGTGTTTGTAGACGTTGCCGCAGTGTAAGTTGACGGCTCTGAACTGCAAATATCAACGCGATTTGCTTCTGTATCTAAAACGGTCAAGCCGTTGTCGTATACTCGGTTTGCTAAAGTTGCCATATTTATCTCCTATATTAATTCCTTGTTCAATAAAAACAAAGAAAGATCAACGCACAAATTACTGACGCCCAAATGCAGACTTAGTTGCATAATCAATGAACGCTTTGGAATCTTCCTTAACCCAGAACAGTTGAGTCAAAGGCAAGCTAAAGTAAAATTCCCTTGCGGCATCAGCATACTCTTGCTGACCGATTTTAGCACCTGCGTCAACAAAGTCCTTTATGGTAGACGGTCCTGCGCCCATGATTGTCATCATGCCTTCGGCAAATCCGTCTTCACCATAATAAGGTAATCTAACAGCGTCATTATCTGGATCATTAAGTCCAAGCTGAACCCCAACCCTGATAGAATTAAATGCAACATCTCCATAAACAGAAGATATACCACTTCTTTCGACTGCCGCCATAAATCTTTGGTCATAATCCATCTCTTCCCATGCCCAAGATGGAGTTTTGATCTTTGCGATTAAATAACCCATGCCAATCATAGTCGCAAAACCTGCATACTTAGACTTTAGTTGGCCTTGGGCTGATGTTTGCAAGATGTTAGCCATTGCTGACATTGAGAAGTTGTAAAATTGAAACGGAAGTGTAGCGATTGGCATTTCCCACCGAGCATAGCCCGGAAAGCTTGGGTCTTCTTGTATATTTGGCATAATTTTTCGAGCATTTTTGATTTTAAGGAATACAGAGCCATCTGCATATTTAAATCTAGTAGCAGGTGAAGAAGTAAGAATTGTATTTGCTATGTTTTGAGACACAGCAGCCCTAAATGCCACAATTGTTTCTGTTGGAACGCCAGAGCTTGCCCACTCAGATATATTACCAACGTGTAAGCCTCTATCTGTTATTTCTGTTGGCGCTTTTGCAATTGCTTTTAAATGTTTTGGGTCAAGACCATACCTTGCAGCAAATTCTAGCTCAAAGTTAGACGTTTTGCCTGCTTCTACATTTTTGGCTATCTGTATAAACTTATGAACGGACAAAGTTCCCGATATAGTTTTTAGGCCAACAGTCATAGGGCCAAGTCCGTTTGCAATAAAGCCTATATTCTTTACTGAGTTCCAAATATCAGAACCAATCTTAACACCAGTTTCTTCTAGAACCCTTTGCTGAACAATTCCTAAAGAAAGCTCTACAGCCTCGCCATAGATTCCTTTTATTTCGTGAAATTGACGCTGAACAGAAGCGCTTTCCATTGCTCCAAGCGATGCTCTAAATATATCTTTAAAGCCATGCTCCATAACCATTTTTGGAATATCGCCAATTGCAGTAATCCCTGCGCCGCCAAGATAATTTAAAGAGGCATACTCTTTTAAAAACTGTACAGCTTTTGCAGACAGGCTTGTTGGATTATCAAGCGCAGATGCAGTTACACGCCTATAAAGAATTGTAAGGTTTTGCCTTAACTCATTAACATCTTCTAACTTCATGCCATTAGAAAGCAAATCACCAGTAAGCTCGTCTGCTAGCTCGTCGTAATTTTGCTTAAACATATTTGCAAAGTCAATTTTGCTTCCCATTCTGGTGTTATACGTCCGAATTACCTCACGAACATTTGTATTTATAAAGTCAACAACCTCAGAGTTTGGGATGGCAATAGCTCTGCTTGGGAACTTAATGCTTTTAGATGTCGGAATGTCAGAAGGAACGTCATCGCTAAGTATAGAGCGAATAACTGAATCAACATATTTATCTTGGGCTTCCAAATCGCCTGTTAAATCTGCTTTTTCATGCAAGCCAGTCTTATTGTTGTACTTTACTCCAAACGGATTTTGCCTAATCCAGTTTGTAAGTATTGTTCTAAATGTCTGAGAGCCTTTTTCATCTAATTCTATAGCTCTGTGATCCCACATACGCATAAAATATGGCTCTTTTTTACCCATAGGTCGAATGTCGCCGCTTGTTACATATGCTAAACTGTTTTCAAGCTCTGCTAGGTCTTCCCTATGTCTTATTATTTGGGCGCTCCAATACTCCTCTGCATCTTTATATCCGTTTTCTCTTGCCCTTCGCAGTTTATCTTCGCCGTTATCTATTTTACTTTTCTTTTGGATTATTCTTGATTGCAAAAAATTACTTGAACCAATTACACCTGCCCCTGTTGCCTCATTTCTCATTCGGTCAAAGTATTTTTGAAACAACTCTGCGGCTTCTTTCTCTTTAGCCGTCAAGTTTTCGCCAGTAATATGTTTTATAAGCGTTCTTTCAGCCCATTTGTCTAAGCTTACGCTTGAGCGCGTTGCTTTACGGACAAGATTTGGCGCAATGCGTGGGGCATCAGTTGCGTCTTTCCAAATTCGAGTAAGCTCTGACTCAAACTGAATAACGTCTGCTCTTCTTAGTTGGTTTCTTATGTGAACACTTGGCGGCAAAGTCATCCCTAGTTTTTGCCCTGCGTAAAGCAAAGAGCTATCACCTGCTAAAAGCAATGAAGATTTCTTAAATCTATTTATAGCTTGCTTAAGCTCTGGCGAAGCGTTCTTAGGCAGCTTAAATCGAGCAATCGCCTTTATTGGCGTTGGTAAAATATCCAACTTATCAAGAAAACTTGCAGCAAGATTATAAGGGTCTTCTGAAACAGTAAGCCCCTCATCTAACCGCCTCTTGTTCATCTCATCAATAACAATATCTCTTTCTTTAGTGGTCTTGTTTAAACTAGAGACTAAGCCATCTAATGTTTCAGACCCCAACACAGGATGAACCCCATCCTCTACCTCTGCAATTGTTTTTGCAATTCCGTGAATCCTTTGGGTCATGTTTTGGACTTCTGCTGTTAGCTCTTGATCGCCAAAGCTTTTGAACGGTCTTTCCATTTTTGCGCCAGAAGCCAATCTTGCTTGAAGCTCTCCAAATTTTTCCATTTCGAGAATAGTTAAGGAGTGATCTTGTATTCGGCGGTGTGCATCAGTAATTGCACCGTTAAACATACCTTTGCCTTTTGCGATGCCAAACCCAAGGCCACTTCCTAATACCGCAGAAGCGCCAATATAAGCCGCACCCTCGCGCCAATCGTAATCAGGCATACTTGAGTACCGAATAGCCTCTTCCCCTGCTGCAATAGCCGTTGCAGTGCCTCCAAGGTTTATTGCTTGCTTTGTCGCGGTAACGCCTCTTACAAACCTAAAGACTGGAATAGCGGCAAGGGGATCAAGAAGACCTGCGGCAAGCGTCTGACCTACAGAAGCCTTGCTCATCACGCCTCTATCTGCTTGCTTTTTTAAATAAAGCTCCTTCTTTACATCAAACTCTGCTTTTGTGGCAGCAAGCATAAGGTCTTCTTCAATCGGTTTATAGAAAGGCTCTACTACACGATCAAACTCTTCCCTTTCAGCCCATCTATTATAAAGCCCATTTGAAACAACAGGGTCTTTCCAATAAGAAATGTTACTGTAAACAGAATTTGTAAACGTAGGGTTAAAGAATGAAGTTCGCTGACCAGTAACAGGCGTTAGAATATATGGCTCTGCCATTATTTTTCCCCATCCAACATTTTCTGGATTTCATCTAAAATAAAGTCAGGAACTTCATCAACACTTTTATAACCAAGAAGCTTTCTGTAAGGGTCAACTCTAATTATATAATCTTTAGCAAGCTCATTTAACTTTGGCCCATAACCTGTGTCGTATTTTTTCTGTGTTCTGATCCAATTTAACGTTCTATTTTTTACTTGAGATAGCCTATTTTTTTGTGTGTAAGTAAGGCCATTATCGTCGCCCTCTGCTACAAGGTCTATAAGCGTATCACCTAATGATTTTGTTTCGGGCGCTGTTCCTGAGAGGTCTTGCAACTCGCTTACAAGAGCTTGCACATTTCCAGTTCCAACGCTTTTTACAGCATTTTCGTAATTTTCTTTGCCAAATTCAGTTATTAACTGTTGCTCCAATTGACCTAGATTTGTTTCTTCGGCCCCAGACTCAGTATACACTTCTGGCTGCTCCCCAACTCCATAAATCCGTTGGTCAACATCAGTAAGTTCAACCTCGAAAGCTGTTTTTAACTCATTAAGGCTAAAAGCAGAGCCAACAACCTCGTCAACACTTCCATCCTGCCTCATTCTAAACAGCATCCATATGGGGTTTGCGGCATCGCTAGATGGGTGAGGGCCATAAAAAACACGATCAACCTGATCCAACTCAGCCAAGTGATTAGTTAGATTGCCAAACAAATCCTTTGTTGTTTGAATCGGATATATGTCTGGGTCGTGCCTCATTTGAGTCACAGTAACTTTTGAGTTTGGATAATATTTTGCAAGCCTTTCTTGGCCTATGTTCGAGATATTAATATTCTGAATTTTTTTCGCTACAAACCTATCAAACTTTGCTTTGTCATCTGCGCTAAAGTAGTCAGTCCAGTCAAGGGCTGTAAACTCACTGCCGCCAGTAAAGATTGAATAAGCATTAGGGTCTTCCACAAAACCTGTTTCATAAATGCCCTTAACAATTTTTTCCCAATTATTGCCCCCAATTTGATTTGCTATAACCGCAGCCTCAATAACAGGAGTAATGCTAGGAATTAATTGAGATGGAATACCTGCGGCTAATGCCAAAGAAGTAGCATCATCAAAATTAGTCATGCCTTTAAACTGCTCTTTAGTTAAATTTTGGGCAATTAAAACTTCATTTATAAACCTGCCAACACCACCTTGATAAGATGCCGACACCAAATCAGCCATCGAGAACACTTTGAGCTTGGCTATATCTTCTTGGCTTAGATCGCTATCAATACCCAAGTATGCAGGTTTAACTTTTAACCTTCCATCTTGAAGGAAAAAGAACTCTTCCCTTAAGTGCATAGCAAAGTTTTCTGCCTGTTGATCACTTAACTGACCACTAAGAAGGCTTTTTGCAGAATCTACAATAAGCATATTAGGAAAATACGGATTGCCCTTAGAGTAAGTTAAGAAATCGCCTATTGCCTTTTTGTACTCAGCGTTGCCTTCAATTTCCAAAATGTCTACGGCTGACATTGTGTATAAATCAGGAAAGTCACTTGGATTAAGGCCAAGCATTTCAATAGCGGTGTTTGTAATACCCCTTGGGTCTGTTAATTGTTCAGAAGTAAATGGTGTTTCAGCGTCAATTTTAGCTTCTAACTCATTTCTTGTACGCGCTTTTTGTGCTGCATCAATATTTGCGCTTTGGTTTGAAGCAAGACCTGAAAGAACAGATGTAATTTGTTTATTATTAAAACGAACAGGAGTACCTTTAATGTTTAATTGAGCTTTATTTACAGCGTCAGCAATTAGCTTTTCTTCTTGTGTAAGCTCTACCGAAACATCCCCTAAGAAAAAACTTTCTAGTCTTTGTAAAGATTCTAACTTTTCGCTTGGTTCTTGAGAAAGACCCCCTAATGTTTTTCTTAATTGAGAGTCAGCATAATCATCAACAATTTTTTGTGCTTGTGAAGTTAATAAATCTATACTAGCTCCAACTTCATCTCCTTCTCTTACTAAAAATTTTCCAACATCTTTAAATTTTATACCGCCAGAGTTAGCTTCGCCTACAAGACTTGACGCATTGGTTTTAAAAACTTTAATGTTGTCTTCATTCTTTTTAGCGGTTATTGCACTTGAGATTTTTTTCCAAGCGCTTTGATACTCAGTCCCAATTAACTTTTCTGAGCCAAATGTTTCTTTAAATTTCTTTGCAATTTCTTCTGCGCCAAACAACGATGTTGTGTTCAGCTTTATACTTTGCAAAGTAGATGTTTGCTGCCGATCCATAGCCAACGAAAGTGCAGCTTTTCTATCTTGCTGTACAGTTGTGGCTATTTTTTTCCGACCAGTTAAAAAATCCTTAAATGGAGTTGGGTTCTCCATCATAAGGTCAAAATACAAATTAGCGTGTTCTTTTGGCAGTATACTAAAAATAACTTTTGGGTCTTTAATCCCATCAATCAAAAAAGAAATCTGCTCTTTATTTAATACAGTATGACTAACACCACCTTTTGCTGGCCCTTTCTTTGGTTTTCTAGGCGAAGAAAGCAATTGAGACATAAGACCTGCGGCAAGCTGTTCTTTCTGTTTTATGACTGATGCCTTTAACTTACCAAAAGCCTCAGCGCCAATGTCAGCCTGATAATACGCAGCCTGATCAAGCAGAGTATCCATCTGCGCCATAATGCTTTTTACTTCTATTGGAGTAAAATTTCTGCCCTTAATGTAAGCTTCCGCTGATGTGTCTTCAAATATTTGAGTGTTATCGAAAACTTGCTTCTTAAGGGCGGCGACAAAAGCTTCTTGTTCAGCATCTGCCCTCGCTTGTTCAAGCTTTCTTTGTTGAGCAAACACTGCGCCGACATTTGAAGCCGCGCCAAATTCTGTATTTAGATCAGCAGAAAGAGAAACAAAGTCTGCTGGTGTAAAGTCATCAGAGAGCAGCCTAACTTGATTTAGCGCGTGTTGAGCTTTTTGTGGCAACATATCCATTATTGCCTTGCTGCCGCCTACTTGAAGGTAGGTTTGTATCATGCCCGAAAACTCTGCGACTTCTGGCTGCTTTAGTATAGTTGAGATTCTCCCTTTAAGGAAAGCTGTTTTTGCCGCCTTGAACTCTTCTATAGACTTATTGTCAGTCGCAATTCCTAGCGTTTTGAAGTCTTCAAACTTTGCGTCAACTGCGGTTTGCGTTTGATAAAACTCATGAAAGTCTCCATCGCCACTTGCGCCTGAGTTATAAGCCGACTCATAAAAATCATTTAAAATCCGAGAGTAAGCAAGCCTTGTTTCTTCTTGCATTTTTTGAATTTGCAAAACTTCAAGTTGGCTTTCGCCTCTGGTTCTGGCTGATGCTCCTGCGTCAACAATAACTTGTTTGTAATAGCCAGACGAATCTTGCCCAATACCTTCTAAATAAGCATTGAAGGTTTGCTCAAATAACTCTGGAGCATTGTCTTCAACAGAAACCTTTTGTGCAATTTCATTGGCTTTTGCTGATATTTGATCGCTTACAGATGTTTGAAAGCGTTGAAGAAGAACTCTCTCAAAAGCGTTTTTCCGAAACTCCCCCATGTGATCTGCTTGTTGAGAGGCAATTGGTTTTTTGGTATCTGGATCAAAGGAGAGTATTTCATTAATTCCAAGCTCTGCTGCTTGTAGCTCACCTGACTCAATAGCTTTGTTTTTTTCAAACTCAAAAGCTCTGGCTCTCATTTTGGCGGCTGACTGCTTTACAGCCTGCCCAATTTCCTGTCCTGCAACTGGAACTCTGGTAACTCCAATAGGTGCAATCCCAAATCTTTTTTGTTGTCTTACAATAGCCATTATAGAGTCTTCTTCCAATCAAGGTAGGCTTCACCACCAGTCGTTGCAGCTTCCATCATTGAAGCATAGAGGCTTTCTCGACCTGTTCTCATTGTGGCTGCGCCCTGTTGTTTCATAGCAAGCTGATTTATTCTTGCCATAATTGCTACATCTGAAATGTCACTCCCAACAACTGCTTTATCAGCCCTTTTTTGAGCTAACGCAGATGGATCAGATACATCACGACCAAATTTACTATACAAAGCGTCTGCACTTTTAACCGCGCTTTTAAATGCGCCTATCGCTGCTGTGCGCGTTTGTATTCCTTGCGCATTTGCAAGTTGAGATTCAGTGCCAATATTAAACGTTTGAAGCTTTGCTGTTTGATAAGCACCTATTCCTTGAATTAAAGAACCTGCGGCTTGCATTAAGCCTAATGCTAATTGAGCGCTCATATTATTAACTCCGCGATTATTCCATTGACCTGCATAGTAAGCGGATCATCTTGTTCAATTGTAACCTGTGGGTCACGACTATAACCCAGAGAGCGAAACTCTTTTTTACCAGTAAATCCAGAGGCCATCGTTGGCGTTCTGCTGTTTACCTTAACTGAGTTTGCGTTCTTTAAGTCTAAAACAATGTTAGTAATCCCTCTTCCGCTACCAGTTGCAGGGCCATTGCCTATAGCAGCATCAATAGGATTTGTTATTATCTGAGCTGTAAACTTCTTGCCTACATAAGCATGGGTATAGCTTTCTGAAGCATGTGCAGTAAGGTCAACCTTATTACTTCCATTTACAGTAAACGAACCAAGCGAATACTGAGTGGAGCTTTTAATCGCTATTACATCAACAGAATCACCAGAAGAATATACAGCGCTTACATCAACAAGGTTTGTTGATACTGCACCATAAAGCCAGAAGTCTAAGCCCACCTCAGTGTCAAACTCACATAGCTTTAAGTTACCACCTGAATCATAGACATTAGCAAACAAGCGATCCTCAATGCTGCAAACCGATCCAAATGTGCCATTGGCTACTACCCTAGTCCATGATGCTCTCTTCTCCGCTCTGTTTGAGGAGAACAATGCAAGGTCGCCATTGTTAAGAGTTAAGGCAGCATATGAATCTGGAAGGCCAAAGCCGCTATGAACAACGGCTAAATACTTTGGGTTATCTATTAAGTGAGAGGCAATTGTTGAGATAGCTGTCGCAGTATAGGCTTCCTCTGTGTCAGTGTAGATATACTCCCGAATAATCCTGCCATTATTCTGCACAAAGATTGTTGCGCCGTCTATCGACATAGGCTCAACGTGTTCGACCCCATATGGTGTCTGCTTTCTTATCTGTGCGTTGGTCGGCGTAATGGCTTGATTAAGGTAAGTTGGAATATAAAGCTCATTAGATGCAGTGAAGACTTGCAAGTCTCTGTTTGAAACAAGATACCTTATTTCATTAACATCACCTGTTGCAGCTACCATAGAGATAGAATCTGTATCTGCTGCATCGCCTACGTCAAAGTTAAAGAACTCGCCAATCTGTGACATCCAAATGTTATCTGGCTCTGCTATCGTGCCGCCGAAGCAAAGGCGGTTCTCGTGAAACTCAACAGCCGCAGGGTAGCCTCTCTTAGCCGACCAAGCTTGCTCATCCCAATCTGCTCTAGGCGCATGAGTTACAACAGTCACCTGACCGCCGCCATCTTCAGCAGAGGAAGCAGCGCCACCCGCAGTAAAGGTAAATGTGTTTTCGTCGATAATGCCGCTTACAGTTCTAGCTCCGTTTAAGTTGCCAGTATTAATACCGCCAGTTGCTGAAGCACCAGAAAAAGTAATGGATTCACTACCTGCGAAACCATGCTCAATCATTGTAACTTCTACAGTTGTGCTTCCATCAATAGTGCGAAATGGATTTAAAATAGACAGGCGCGTTGATAGTTCGTCAACAACATTACCTGTTGCCTGAGTTGCAGACTGAACACTAGTTATTGTAACCTCATTGCCGCTATACCTAACCACTACGCCGACATGCAGAGAGTCAGCGTAGTTACCACCAGACTGGCTTCCTGTTGTATCCCAATACGCAGCGCTTGTTGTTAAGGTTATCCCTGTTCCAGTTGTAGCGCTAGGATCAAGCGTTACGCCATGACCTTGGAACTTGGAGTAAGGTTGGAACGTAGCGCTGTTATCCGCCCTTTGGTCAAAGCTATATGTAGAAATCTCAAATGCAGTAAGGCTTGTTCGCGTCAGCATCCTTGGAGCAAAGAGTGGATGGCAGATAAACATAACATCGCCATACTGCGATGTGGTATATTCTTTTAGATAATCCTGATCGAAGGGAAGTGTAGCTGAACTTGTGTCTTGTGTAATAGTTGCAACAAGGCTTACTGTTCCATCTGTTAGAAGGCGAAAGCATCTTACTTTCTGGTGTTCTACCGAAATAATGTATTCTTCATTTTCATCAAAAACAAATGGGAACAAATGTGACTGCTCTTTAGTAGAATCATTTAAGCTATAATTATAAATATGCTTTAGACCATAACGCTTTTTGACAGACCCTTCTGCCATAACAACCATGTTCTGTAGGCTTTGCGCTGACGCATTGTAGACAGCAGTGTCAGTTCTCATAATAAGAGAGTCACTTACTTCGCCATACTGAAAGCTGCTAATTGGTACTCTGATCTTTTGCATTAGCTGCGCCTTTCAGTAATAAACCTCGAAGTGTTTAGCTTGCGCGTTGTTTGCTGCTGAGAGTCAATGTTTCTAGCTTTCATAAACAATGAGGCTGCTTTCTGCTCCATCAAGCTAGCTAACTGCGCATCCCTAGCTATTGAGATTGCAAACGATGCAGCAAGCAAAAACTGAATGGGCGTTGTAAAATAAGACGGCCAGTTGGATTCAGCTTCACGTTCAACATAATCTAAGACTACAGTGTCCGATGAGGTTGCATTGCAGAATATTTTGTTACCATAAATATCGTATTTAATTGGAGCATCATTAATTGTTGCGCCTATTACTGTAATGCAAGAAGAGGGTATGTGGTAAGCAGCATCAAACTTACCCTTGGGCGCTGTTGCTAACCTTGTAAGATTAAATTGTGTAGTTGCAAAACGCCACCTAAAAGAAGCAAACGATGTCCGAACAATGTCTTCATAAAGAGCGTTCGCAACTTTTGCCTCTACTGTATCAGCCGTAAAATCAGTAATGGCATCTGCGCCAATAAGATATAAGGCGTTGGTTGCAACTTCTATTGCGGAATCTGCTACTCTTGGCATGGCAGTATGGGGGCCGAAGCCCCCACCCCTTAGTTGTTATCTAAGACTTCAAAGACGCCATCGTCATCAATAACGACAGCCCCCATTGACATCATAGATGTTGCAAGGTGAGAAACCTTCTCTGGGACATAGTTAATCTCAGTCTGGACATCAGCATTAATGCCAAGCCCAACAGCCGAAGTATGGTAGGCAAAGTTCTTGCCCCCTGCTACTGCTGAGGTTGAGAAAATCTTAAAGCCCAAGAACTCTTTCATTGTCATGCCACCTGCAAACGGTAGGTTTTGAGGCCCAACGTAATCTGAGGAAGCAAATTCAGTGATTGAGAACAGGTCAGCAAATCCCGCAGGAGACATTGCCAGATAGCGCTGCCCATCTTCTGGGACATCTTCTGATCCGAATGTCTCAAAGAGAGTAAGCAAATCTGCTTTTACAAGCGCACCACCTGTATCAGCGACCTGAGTGCTGTTAGCACCTGCGTCTAGTGCGGCAATGATAAGCTCGTCAGTCTTGCGACCAAGCGCAGCAGCAGCAGACTTTGTTACAGCTTGGCGCTCGTTGATGTTGATTTTCAACTCGTCCAGTTTATCAATGTACTCTGGGGCATACCAGTCAGCCATAGTGACTTCGACGGTTGAGTGCGCCAGTTCCATTGCGGTTATGTTAGCATTACGAGATTTCGTAGTTGCTGCGCCCTTTCCGATTACTTGGAAACGAGCAGTTGAACCTGTGACATTTGTAGACCGACAAGTGTTCCGTAGTTTAGAACCCATACGTTGGTAATCTAAATGCACTTCGGTTTCAAACTGCTTGATAAAGGCATTGTCAATTGTATTAGCCATTTTTACAGTCCTTGTTTGAAGTTGCAGTTTACAACGGGTGTCCACTCTCGCACTTCAGTAAGGGTATCCTTTCGGGCCTTTCAGTGCATTATGGGCCGTAATGAGCTATCGTAAACATTCTTTTTGTTCGGATTGCAACGCACAAATTCAACATACTTGTTTTCTCCTAGCACTGAAGTGCCGACAGGTTCAAAGCCAAGCCAAGCTGCCCACTGCAATATTCCCTCATAATCGGCTAAGATAGTCATGGTCATATTGGGCTGAGTCTTGTCAAAGAAGTTAACCAACATCCTTGATCCACGCGCTAGCATAGTGAAGTTTTCTTTTATTTTATTTGAGAACATGCAGAACATTTGAGGAAAGTCTTGATCTTCAGTAAAGAACAGGCCCCCAACGGCTATAAAGCTTTCGCCCTCTCGCCTTACAAGATAGCACTCAGATGTTTCGTACATTTCAATAATGGCTTGCTCAACGTCAGTGTGACCTAAGATGGCAAGCTCTCTTTTATTTTCCTTACTCAAGTTGGCAACAACTTCATCAACATGACGTAAGGTAAAGGGGGTCATATAATAACGCCCCCTTTTTAGAATCTTAACCTCTGTAAAGCCCTTGGAATCCTTCAGTAACTTGCTTGATGAAGTGAGGGTCACGATCTTTCCAGTACCTTGGGTCATTCATCATCTCCCTTAAGTCGGCCTCACTTTGACCTGCTGTTGATTGCGCTTCTGCTGCAAATGAACCGTCCTTCATCGCTTCCATTATTGTTTCAAGCGCAAGGATTCCTTCATGGCTTTCACACATACGCTCTACAGCAGGAATTGCTTCAGTAGGAAAGAACTTATCGGCAAACATAGATGCCGCTTGTATACGGTCATTTGCATTTTCACCTAGCTTTGCGGCTTCGCCCTCAAGGTCTGGCTGTGCGTTTCCTACAGCTTGGGAGTACATTTCAATGCCTTTATTAAACTCTTCCTGAGAAAACCCATTTTCAAAAGAATGTTCAGCCCACCACTGTAAAAGCTCATTGTCTACAGCAGACTCTTGGTCAACGCTTTCTGGCAGTTGATAATCACCTGCTGACTCTGGCCTCTCGCTAAAGGCTTCAGTCTGAATCTCTTCAACAATTTGCTTGCGCAGGTCTTCATCTTTTGTGCCAAGCTTTGACTCTAGCTCCCTATATGCTTTAGCTAAGTCCTCACCTGTACTGTATTTTTCGGGCAACCACTCTGGTCGTTGTGGCTGACTGTCTTCTGCTACAACAAAATCACGCTCTTCTGTAGGCGCTTCTGTGGCTGCTTCGGCTACTGTCTCGTTCATTTGTTCTTACTCCTGTGCGAATGTGAGATACGTTGCTCAATAAGGCCAACGAGATAACGCTGACCTTCTATATGTCGCAACTCTTCTGTGGTCACATTAGGCCCATTAACCATTTCGATTGTAATGGAGCGCAGATAACGCAGGACTTCCTGTCCTGTGGGCGAACTAAATACATGGGCGATATTGTGGCTTACCTCCACATCTTTAGCAGAGGGTCTTTGTATTCCGTCTATCCCAATATTAACCTTGTTCGGCAACCATCTGTCCCTGTTGCTGTTGCTGCTGCGCCATTTGCTGCGCTAATGCAGCTATTTGTTTACGCTGTTCTTCATCACGAATCAAGCTTTCTGGTACACCAAACTTTTTAGACAGGTGAATTGCAGTCTGTTCGCCATCAATTAAAAGCTGCAACATCTCAGGGCCAAACGTCCCACCAACTAATTCTAGGAATCTTGCTACGCTAGAAATGTCTTGGTTTGCTTGTGCTTGGGCTAATGGGGATACAGATCGAACCTTAACCTCTCTGCCATTAACTGTTGGTACTTCAATGCGACCCTGCTTCTTAAGAATATAGATCACACGCTGCAATACTGGCTGAACTAGCTCTGCTTGCAATCTGCCGAAAGCTGCGCCCATTCTGCGAGACAGGTCTGCCATACGCTCTGCGACTTCTGTTGCAGTTGCGGGTGTGGTGTCAGGCTTGCCGAGCATATCATTGTATAAAGCTTGTTTAATGTTGTGACGCATATCGCTAAGAACAAGCTGCGCAACATCAAACTTACCTGCTGCTTGGATAGGCTGAAGGCCAGTTGACCCCATAGCTTTCGGTATGATTGTGCCGGGCACTAAGTTTATCGTGTCAGGGTTGATTACACCGTCATCTTCCATCTGATATATGCCAGAGATCGACATCTGCGCGTTCTCAAGTATCAACTGAATGGTAAGGTTGGTTGTCTTGATTGAAGACAGGGCGTTAAGTAGTGGTCCTCGCCCATATACTTCACCTGCGCACTTTCCCCAACGAAAGCAAACAAATGGATTAGAACCCAGACCGCTTAATTCCTTCGTATATAAGCAGGTGCTTGTTGTCAGGCAGATAGCGTAATGGAGATAGGAGTATTCGTTCTTTTTGGAGTAGTCTCTGCAAACAATCTCAAGAACAGTAGTTTCTCGCTCTTTGCCCATCATAGCTTGCACCTTTGGGCTAAACTTGCCCTTCGGGTACATTAACTCAAGATGATCGAACTTAACCTTTTTGCGCTCACGATAAACGTGGTCAATCTGCCCATTAGGGCCATTCTCAAGAATTATATGCGGAAGTGGTATAGCCGAGAAGTTAATAGGATTAACTGCATCGCCTTCTTCTACGCAAAGAATACCAGTGCCAACTGCTAAATCCATGAAAGACTCATGCACTTCTTGGCTAAAGTTTGAGTTTTGCAAAACCTCAAAGACGTATTCAGTTACTTCATCTAGCTGATTGTCTACGGCCTCTCTTTCGCTCTTGGGTACTTCACTCCCTGCCATAAGATCAGCCCATCGCGCAAAGTTAGGAACTATACCCGACTGCAAGCGGCTAGCAAACTCTTGAACTCCAACTACAGCAGTCTCGTCAAAGATTTTGTCATCTCTACGCTGACCTGCTTCTTCATAATAGAATGACTCTCGTTGAGGCAGTGCATATTCATAACACTCTTCAAAAAGCGGAACCCAGTTATCCCTTAAGGCTTTAGCCTTGTTGTACTTTTCGATGTACTTTTTTGCAATTGGATCATCAGCCATTAGTCAAACCTACCTAAAAACCCTGCGCCAGCTGCTCTCATAAGCGATCTGCGACCTGCGCCACCACGCATACCGCCTTGGCGCTCAGTGCTTGACTCAATAGCTTCTTGGATGTCTTCGCGCTTTTGAGTAGCAGATACTTCTTTTACTTTTTGCTCCGCTGCATCTGCCTCAACGCGCTGTTCAGCAGCAGCTTTCTTCTCTTCCTTTGAAGGCCCAAAACACATAACGCGCTCCTTTATTTTTTACATTCGTAACCATAGAACAAGATAAATCACAATGCACAAACTACATTCTTGCCCAAAACCCCTGCCTTTTAGGGTGTGACTGCTTAGAAAAGACATCAAAGCTACGTTTTGCAACGGATACCCTTGCAGGTTTTTGTGTATTCATAAGCGCCCGACCCTCACCTGCGCCTAAGAAAAGGTACTGCGCAGCATCGTGAACGTGGCTAAACATATTCTTGTCTGGCTTATCTGCGTATCTTTCGCCAGAGACTTCCATGCGCTTATAAGCATAGCCGCCCTCAAAGCCTTTGATTAGCTGTGGGCATCTACGATCAATTAATAAAGCAGGTTTACCTTCGACCATCTTAGTCAATTGGGAGGAGACAGACTCAAGCCGAAGGTCAACGGAGTTGGAAGGCGCAGGGAACGCCCTCAAACCTGCTCCGCGCAAGATGTGAAATGGAGTAGATTCATCAGTCTGTGCGCGGAAATCACCTGCGGGGTCGCCATAGATTATTACCTCTGACGCTGCCGCAAATCTTATAGCTAGCTCGTTTCTAAGAACTTCGGCAAAACGCACGATGCCCATGTCTACGGCCACAATTTCGGATTGAATAAACCATCGCCCTCGAACCTTTTGCCCAAGCACTGCCGCAGGGGTCAAGCCAAAGTCCACGCCAACATATACTGGAGAATTTGCCGCTACTGGTATTTCTTCTTTTGCTATGTGTACTTCTGCTGCAAACATCGGATAGACAGGTTTTCCATCTTGGATGTGGCCCAGACGATTCATCACATACACATCTATCCATGATTTAGTCTTACCCCTTATCAAATTGGAATAATAACTCTTGAGCATGTTCTTGGTGTTTTCAGCCTTGGGATTTGGCTCATAGTCTTCTATCTCGCCCTCTTCACCCTTTTTCTCAACCATACCGCAGGGTTGGGTATAGAAAGACCAGTTGTCTGGCTTAACCAACATCTTAGCTTGCTCACGCGGTATATGATCTGGCACTGGAACTTCACCTGCCATAATCGGCCACCAGTGATCTTCTTCGGGCGCGTTGGTATCGGCAATGACACCAGTCCAAGTAGGGCCACCATCACGCATAGAAGGAAAGCGGCCCACACGCATAGTGCAAGCGTCAATAATGCTCTTGGCAATTTCTCTAGCTTCATTAATCCAAACGCCAGTCAATTCTAAGGATAGCAGTTTCTTGACATCTTCGGGGCGGTCTAAAGCTAAGAAGATAACCTCAAGATCAATGTCGCCCTTCTTGATGTGATGCGTATATGGCACTGACCAAGTGAACTTGCCCCAGTCTGATTCTGGAAACCAGTCAAGCCATGTCTTGATGGTGGTAGTTCTAAGTTGAGGATTGGTATTACGAATGATTGCCCATCGGCTTTTGCGGATTCCATCTGGCCCTTTGCCCTGTTGGATTGCGCGGCGAAACACTTCTACACAACAGCCAACGGACTTGCCAGAGCCGACTGGCCCTCTTAC